CATAATTGAATCATTTCAATATCATTAAGACCATCACCAAATGCATAGGTATCTTTGATATCTAAACCATAATGTTCGAGAACTTTCTTAATACCGATGGCTTTACTCATGGTTGGTGAAAAGAACTCAAATGAATTATCACTGCCATGCTGATCAAAACTGATAGTAGTACCAAACTTACCATCTAAATAGTCGCTTACTTTCTGCTTGTCTTTATTTGTGACATTGGCTTCTATTTTAATGGCACGTTTTAAGACATCATCACGGTCAAAATCCATAGAAAACATCTCTTCCATGCCGAGGTTCTTAAAGAACGTATAAAGCTCTTTATAACGCTTATCAATATAAATATGATGTGCTGTTTCAAGCATATAATCACAATTTAGTTCTTCAAGCATATCAACTGTCTGAGTCGCAAGTTCTGTATCCATTCTCTCTTCAAAGATAGATTCACCATCAATCTCGATATAACCACCATTATATAAGACATAACCATCAAACCCCAAATCAAGGAACTGCTGGTTAATCATGGCTTTAGGACGACCACTGCAGATAAAAAGCTTATGCCCATTGTTTTGAATTCTTTTAAGTTCTCTTTTTACACCTTCAGGTACTTCATAAACTCCATAAGTGTTATCTACAAGCGTACCATCAATATCAAAAAATAATACTTTTTCTTTCATATGTATCTACTTTACCTCTGGTCTTAATATTTCTACAAATTTAAACTCATTGTTATCATATGTATAATGAAGAATACAGCAATTAGTAAATCCTCCTGAGTTAAAAATAATGTTTGGGTCATTAAATGCACTAAAGAATTGCATAGAAGCGCCGGCATGACTTACTGCAAGAACCACTTCATGGTCTTCTTTATTCATGATTTCAGTTAGTGTTTTTACAACTCTATGTTGTACTTGTTTGGTTGTTTCGCCACCATAATGGGGAAATAAGTCATCATATTTAAAATCATCAAAATGAGGATTTAAATCTTCACTTTCTCCTTCAAATAATCCAAAACCTCTTTCCTTAAGCCCTTTAAGTCTTGTATAAGGTACTTGACCTTCTGTAACTATTTCTAATGTATCAGATGCTCTTTCAGCCGTACTAGAGTAGTAATGATCAAAAGAAATATCCTTGATCAACTCTCTTGCAGCTTCTGCCTGCTTAATACCTAGTTCAGTTAGTGGAGAATCACATGATCCCTGAATTCTTCTTCTAACATTAAATAGAGTTTGTCCATGACGCATCATATATAAATGTTTCATAATAAATTATCTCCTGTATTTATGTGATTTTTTAGAGGTTTAAAACACTATAAAGCCTAAAACTAGTAACAAATCAGTAACAAGAAAAGCCACTTAGAGTGCTTCAACCGCTAACACAATAAGTATATCATAATATAATAAAAAAGCCGACTGCTGCCTGTTCTCTAAGATAAGAAAAATAATAAGCGAAAAATAATAAGTTTATTTATATCTTGACAACGGTCATTTCATAATAGGTAGTTTTAATTTGTCTAGTTTAATAAAGGCTATATTTGATAATTCTTTTGGTGTTAAATTTCTTCTATGTAAAGCAAGTGTTAATCTGTTTTTTATTTCTTCTGTTGATTTCATAAAAATCGCTCCTCATAAATATTAAAAAGATATGAGATTAAACAATCAACAAAAACGTTTAACATTACACTCCTCTATTGATAATGAAGTTTAAGAAAGTAAAACTAATAGAGGAAGGAGGACATATCAGTGAAGAAAAAAGCGTAAAAGAAAAAGCAAGCACGAATTGCATTGGCCCGCATCGCACCTGCTACATCAATCATCAACCTAATTATTTCAATAATTGACTTGATAAAAGAAATTAAGAAATAACGGTTGGGGAGAGGTTCTTCCTCTCTCTGATAGATATTAACTTTTTGGTTCACTCTTGTCAATATATATCAGAGACGAAAGAAGATAACATATGAAAAAGAAATTTTTAAACTAATTATAAGAATCATTTGGCTTATTATTGCTGTTTTTTGGGTAATTTTATTATTTTTGAAGTAAATCAGGAGGTTGAAGTATGAACACTAATGAAATGTATACATTAAGAACTGCACGAGAAAGATTATGTTTATCTCTAAAAGCAGTCAGATGAACTACTCGGTAATTTAAACGCTGATTCTTATGACGATATTAGTGGATATCTAACAGATTCCTGTTACACAGGATATATTGGAACTATGTACGATATTCAAGGACAAGGCATACTCTAATTACTCCTATCAATAAGAAGCAAGTCACAAGGGCTATGACGTTAAATACTAAATTGAGTGTACCGCTGTATACTAGAATGGGTATTGATGTTGGGGTTCTCAAAAAACAGATTGCAAAGCATATCTCAAGAGGTATAGCCACATCCTCATTATATGCACATATTGCTAGAAACATAGATGGAGCGTCTAATATTGGTTTTAACAAATCAATGAGGATTGCTAGAACTGAAGGACATAGAATCCAAGTTCTTAGCGCTAATGATGTACAGCATGCAGCAAAGTCCAAAGGTTGTGAAGTAGTCAAGCAGTGGGATGCTACACTTGACGGAAGAACTAGACCAATGCACAGACTTCTTGATGGTAAACTTGCAGAAATAGACGAGCCTTTTGTGGTTGATGATATAGAAGTTATGTATCCTGGAGGCTTTGGGATTTCTTCACAGGATGTAAACTGTAGATGTGCACTCCTTCAACGTGCTAGATGGGCTTTAGATGCTAACGAACTGAAGATATTGAAAGAGAGAGCGGCTTATTATGATTTAGATAAAAGCGAGGATTTTCGAGACTTTAGAGAAAAATATTTGATGGTATCGAATAAATTGAAAAGCTCAAATGATGATGGTAATATAAGTATAGAAATAGATGGCTTTGCACCTTGCCTTATTGAATACAAAACAGGCAGAGTGGTTAATACTACTGTGAAAGAAATGAAACGAAGTGAATTAAAAGGATATAATAATACAAGCGGATGGTATATTAATTGGTCTAAGGTTCCACATGATCAGACCATAAAAGCTATATTCGCAGAAGGCAACGAGGAAATACAAGGGCTTATAGCGTATAAACCTGTGCATGAAAATTTAACTATAAAGATTCATTGGATAGTCGCCAATCCTAAAAGTAACGGCCATTTAACGAAAGATAAAGAGTATAAAGGAATCGGTGCCCATTTATTTGCTATTGCAGCAAAGGCCTCGTTTGATGAGGGTTATGATGGTTATGTTGAAAGCAAGGCTGCAAATAGTAAATTACTAAATTATTATATTAGTAAAATAGGTGCAAAATATGTAGGTGGTTATGATTTTTATTTAGATACCGCAGCAGCAAAAGAGTTATTAGCAAAGTGCAATTGGAGGGATGAATGATGAAGAATAAATTTGAACCAATACCAGACCCGACAGAAGAAGATGGATTCGAAGGTATATATGTCGGGGATTTAGAAGATGGTGAAAAGTGTAGTACAAAACCGGTACCGTATGATTTGCGTGGTCTGACAAAATATTTACAAGAACACCATCTGGATCAGCCAACAGAAGAAATACTAGCGATGTTTAGAAAGTAGAAGTTATTTAAACGGTTCTGAGGAACCGTTTTTATTTTACTCTGAAAGGAGGTATTTAATGTCTGAAGGACTGCGACCACACAGGCACTGTTATTTTGAAGTAGAATCAAGAAGATACTTTGATAAAAACAGAGGCTGTGCAATCAGAAAAACGCACTATGAGTGCATGATATGCGGTCATGAGTTCTATGAAACAGTAGAACTTTCTCATGATCCACCGCAATACAAGAATAAAAACAATGTATTAAACAGAAATAGAAACAGAGGCTAGACGTAGGCTCTTTTTTATTTTGCCCTGAACACGGCATTTAAAAGGTTTAAAAATTCATCCAGCATGATGTTAAAACTGCGACCGCACTAGAAGACACTAGATTTAAAAACGTAGCGGAGAGAGGTATTACATGGATTTTCTTAAAGATATTCTAGGCACTGAATTATTTGAACAGGTGGCTAATGCAGTAAATGCATATAACGGCGATGAAGCGAATAAGGATAAACAGATTAAGATTGCAAATCTAGCAAGTGGTAAATACGTTGATAAAGGCAAATATACGGCTCTTGAGGAATTATTAAATAAGAAAGATAGCGATTTAACGGACGCTCAGAAACTTATTGAAGGTCTAAAAGAATCAGCTGGAAAAGGAGAAGATATGGCTACTAAGATTGCAGAATTTGAGACAACTATCAGAAATCAGCAAGAAGAACTAAAAAAAGCAGAGAAAGAGTCAGCATTAAAGATTGAACTTCTTTCAGCTGGAGCCAAAGCTGATGACATTGATTATTTACTATTCAAATTAGGTAATGATAATGATTTTAAAGCCGAACTTGATGAAAACGGCAAGTTAAAAGGCATTGATGAAAAAATGAAGAATTTAAAGACTATTTATCCTAATCAGTTTGAAGCCGAAACATCTAAGAAAATTGATGAAAATAACTTACCAGGCGGCAAAACCGACGATACTCCTGAACCAACCACTTTGACAGGAGCAATCAGAAACAGATATGAAAATAAAGAATAAAGAGAGGATTAATATATGTCAGTTTTATTAAAAGACATGAAAGTTGGAATGCATGACAAAGTCGCTGAACAAGTAGTTGACTCATTTATCAGACATTCCGAAGTATTAGAATTATTACCATTCGATAATGCAGTATCACCAAGTGGAGGCTCTACATTAACATATGGATATGTACAGACTAAATTACCTTCTAACACTGCATGCCGTGCTTTAAATACTGAATATGCTTCTAGTGAAGCAAAATTAGAACAGAAAGCCGTTAACTTAAAGGTATTCGGTGGTGCTTTCGAAATTGACCGTGTTATTAAGGATGCAGAAGGCATGTACGATAACATGGCATACCAGATTGATGAAAAGGTAATCTCAGCAATTGGAACATTCCTTAATGCTATGATCAACGGAGATTCAGCAACTAACTCTGAATCCTTTGACGGTTTAGACAAGTTCTTAGTTGGTCAGACAACAGAATTTAACAAAGGCGCTTACTATGACTTATCAACAATGGTTAAGCTAGAAGAAAATGCCAGTGTATTCTATGAAGCATTAATCAAATCAATCAACAGAACAGGCGCAGATGCTTTATTTGTGAATGAAGATATGAAATCTAAAATTCAGACTGTCGCTAGAGTATAGGATATAAGTCAGAAAGTGAAGAAACTTTCGTCCGTGTTGTTACTACAATCGGAGAAAATAAAGTAAGATTAATTGATTTAGGAGACATAGCTGTTGAAACTCCTGCACCTAAGCTACAGAGTAATGCATTTAGCACTTTAGGTACTTATATGATTACTGCTAGTGATTTAAGTGTCAGAACAGGA